TAACGTCCTCACGACGATGAAGTAAAGATTATTTTGCGCGATTGTATCACAGCTATACTATAATTGAAGTATGTCAGAAAAAAGGAGGTGATCAACATGGCTATGAAGAAAGGTAAAGGCGGTAAAGGCGGAGGCGGTAAAAAATGCTAATGACAATTAGCAGGTAAAATATTTTATTTGTTGTTAAGTTAAAAAGCCTTATAGGATTTAAAACCTGTAAGGCTTTTTTGTGCCTGCCGATTTGTGCCGCATTTGTTGCAATGATTGAAGCCTGTCGGCAATGATTGCGGGAAGGCTGAAAGGATAATATCGAATCGCTATCGTTCCGTTTTCTTCAATTTAATCAACATTTTAGCCAAATCGCTTATTAATTTTACGCTAAAGAATATTATTAAAAGTAATTAACTAAAATAATAAAGTTGATTAGTTAAATTACATCGAATATTCTATCACCAACGCAAAACACAGCGTTTAACCTTAAAACTAAACCGGAGATGATTATGAAATACTTTATTTTAGACGGCATGAAAGGATCAGTGGATCAATTCAATTTTGTACGTTGGTTAACAATCGGTTGTCATCTGGATTCGATGCAAGACGGCTGCGCATTAAAAGAAGCAGCATTAAAAGCCAAATAGTTCAGCGTGTAACGGCTTACATATTAAGCCGTTATGCAGTGTGCTATTACACTAACCAAACCGGAGAATAAAAATGAGCTTTAAACTTCACATGACAATGGGAACAGCAAAGATGGAAAACATCCCTTCTTTCAACACTCCTGCAAGCAGCAATCCTTTCTGCCTTAAAATGAATGGATCAGCGGATAAGTCAGTGGTTTGCACCAGATGTTATTCAATTAACACTGAAAAGCGTTATCCAAAATTAATAAACGCATTAGAGCGCAATGCCGATCTCTACAAACGCATTTTGCTCGATACCGAATTACCGCGTTTAAATTTTGCTATTGCGCGGTTTGACTCGTTTGGTGAAGTACATAATGAAATTCATGTACTTAACTACTTTAATTTAGCTAGAAAAAACCCCGAAACCGTTTTCGGATTCTGGACTAAAAGAAAAGATTTAATAAAAGCAGTGCTATCAATGGTTAGCAAACCAGCTAACGTGATATTAATTCACTCTAGCACTAAACTTAATAAAGTGGATCGCCTGCCTGCTGGATACGATAAAGTTTTCACTGCACATAAAAAAAGTGATTTATCAGCTAACGTCGATATCAATTGCAGTCAAAAATGCAATGATTGCAGATTGTGCTACAGCCACAACGACGCAATTTTTATTAATGAAATCGCAAAATAATCGGAGAGTATAAAATGAAACTCAATAAAACTTATCAGTCTACACTTGATGCACGTCGCCAAACAAACCTAATTCATTCAAGCTGGAGCGTATTTTACAAAGGTGAATATATCTGCGGAGCTGTTTATAACGGAGAGTCTATCATGTCTGTTTGCTTTCCGTGCGGTTTAGTGGTGTTAACTAAATCAAAAGACATTGCTAAAAAGTTTATTCGCGATTACAAAGCAGGGAGATTAGAAGCATGAAAATGAAACAGGCGCATTACAACATGATGAAGGATGCTATCAAAGCATTGCCACGCGATCAAATGCTGGCATTCAAAGCAAATGATTTAGGCAAAAACAAAGAAAAATTTTTCATATGGGGATTGTTTAAAGCGGCAAAACTACACTTTACCGCTACTGATTTTCTTTATCAGTATCTTGATGATAATCACATTGAAACAGCGCTCAAACGCATAGCCAAAGAACTAGATTACATTTAACCGGAGATATAGAAATGATTACCTTGTTACTCGATAACGACACCGTTATTCCAATGACAACACGAAAAGATATAGGCGATATGGTACACACGCAAATACTTGATGAAAATGGTGCTTTAATCGACGTTAGCGGGCGTGTAGTGGATATCATGGAGGATTACAGCGACTGGGAATAGTTCAGCGTGTAACGGCTTAAAGATAAGCCGTTATGCAGTGCGCTATTGCACTAATTAACTTAAACCGGAGATATAACATGAATACATTTTACGACGTGGTAGTTGGATCAATTTTGACAACAATTTTCACTGTAATTTTTGTAGCTGAACTAATTATCATTTGGGGAGAATAAGCCATGTCATCATTCAAACTTGATACTAATAACGAATTTTCAGCTAAATGCCGCACCTGTTTTCCTAACTTGCGCTACCGGATGACTTTATCGATTGGCGAATGGAATAAAGTACACGGTTCAAAAACAGACTACTTTACGGTAGATGGTAAAAAGATAGGTTTTAAAATTGTGCGCCATTATGACCGCAAGGGGTTGCCAATTTATAACGACAAACAACGCATTTATATTTACACTGGAGAATAACCATGATGACCTTTAAACAATACATTGAATCACTAAGCGCTGAATATATTCAAATGCTTCACATGGAGGACGTTCACTTGTTCCAAGCATACAAAGAATATGTTACTGCGTGGAAATCACTCGAAGCAGAATACGGGGAGATTAAAAATGCTGTTCGCTAAAAAGGCAATGAAAGTAAAAGTTCCTAAAGCCTTAAAAGTTTCACGCGGTAGACCTAAAATTGATCCGCGTAAAAAATCCAGACATTATCAATTATCAATACAGGGAGATTTAATTGATTTTCTTGAAAGCGCTGGACTCAAATCAAAATCGGCTTTTGTGAGTTTAGCAATTCGGACGATGATGGAATTCAAAAAATACCGCTCACTGCCGTATGACAAATGTTTAGATTGTGGTTGCGATATGACAGCGCCACTCAATCCAATGGACGGTGCAAAAACATACGTTGATGAAGATGGTAGAGTGTTAGATGTTTTTGTTCAATGTGAAGGCTGTGGTGGTCGTGCTGGACATAGGCAATATGATCCGAAAAACCACGGACTAGAATCAGAATAAAATATTAGCCGGTTAACTGCCGGCTTTTTTGTCTGCGACAAAGCGACACACTGGACATAGTTTTTTCTATTTATATATTTTTTATAAATCAATTCATTTTTTAGCCAATTTATTAATTATTTCTCTTAACCAATTATTATACAAAACTATGTCTACTATGTCGCAGAGAGTAGAAAAGGTAGATAATATAAGGGTTAGAGGGTGCTACATAGTGAGTTTAAAACTATGTAGCAAATACATAGTTAGTTTGTCGCAGACAAAATTTTGCTTTTTATGTCTGCGACACTGTTTAAAATCTTAAATCTTGTAATACTCCTTAACTTTCTTGATTGCTTCATTCTCGTCAAACGTGCTTCTACGCCAAATCGTGTGTTTTTTCCGCCCTCCATCGCTTGTCGGTACATCGATTCTCTTGTGAACTTTCTCGTAGCCAATTTGTAAAAGTATTCGAGTTAGCGCTGACGTTTTCGGGAGCTTTAAAACTGAAGGTTCAAACTCCTCAAAATTAAGTTTTCCCAGCAATGTAATATCAACTATGTTTTCGTTAATGACCTCACAATGGTAATGCGCAATCAAATCTTTTACTTCTTCAAATTCATGCGACACAGAATAGCCGATCATCTTTTCACGCGACAAGGTTTTAGGCGCTCGACCTTTCGCTGAAAAGTCTGGACTTATTTTCCGGTTCATAAAGTAATGGCAAAGCGCATCCATCCGCCTATCAGTTTCTAAAAACAGTTTCTCAAAATACCTGTTGGTTTCCTGCTCACCACCAAGCAGTGCAAACAAATGTTCCTCCGACTGACAGCGACTATACAAAACGCAATAACGTCGATCACCATTGGTAATCGGCAGTGCATCTTGATAATTGGTCAAAAGAAAATACGACGTGAAATTCGGAACAGTCCGCGAATTAGAAAACTTTTCCTCAATTTGAATCGTTTCGTTTGTAATGTAAGGTTTCATCGTATCGATAATCGACCATCTGTTATCGCCCGATAGCCGTATCTCCTCAACGATATTCAGCACTGAACCATACGCCCATCCCGAAAACGTCCCTTTCGTAAATTGCTTCGGATCGAGTTGCGTGGCATTCGACCCAAGTATCCCCTGCAAAATGCGAGTAAAGTATGTTTTACCGCCACCTTGCGTACCCTGCAAAAGTACCGCCCAATTCACTTTACTGCCAATGTTTTGTACAACATGGCACATCCAGTCCAGCAGTATCGCCCTTTCTTTAGGTTCAACCAGCGTAAATTCCAAGTGCTTGAGCATCATATCCACAACAAGCAACCCATCGTCGTCCATCACTTCACATGGCAACACACCGCGCTTCTTATACGAGTTAACATAGCGCAGTCCATCGTTATCATTAACGAAAATCCCATCGTTCTTACTCGCCCAGTACATGGTATCGATGACTGTATCCATTTTCCAATCAACGAGCGCCATGGATGATGCCGACCTTTCAGCCGCGACGCACTCATCCATGCGATCAAACTCTGCGTTGAAGGCTTCGCGCTTGATAGAGTAGCCGTGCTTCAAGTTATGGAACTCCATCGGGCGCTGTACATAAACCCAGTTGTTCAACCACGCGGGCATCTCCTCAACAACCAGTCCGCCCTTCTTCGGTGGGCAAAGCTCACGAACAATAGCCGACTTCGTCATCCCCTCACCTTTACCCCACCGGTCGTAAATGTCCTGTGCGATCTGCTGACGCTTGGTAAGTGTCACAGCGCTGAGTGGTAATTTACGCAACTTATTGCGCACATCCTCATACGCACGGTCATTATCAACCGACAGACCTTCTGATCCGGTAATAAGCAATTCTTTAACCTGCCGTTCGACAATCTCCCCAACACTTACTCCGCTGTCCTTGACCATCTTAATCACTGTGGCAAACGTCAACGGGCGCACTTTCTTTTCCGTCTTGAATGATTGCCATTTGCGGTCAATATCTGCCGCGTTGAACTTATCCGAGTTAGCTGACCAATGTAGCCAGAGCAACTTCCCATCATCCGATCCTCTATATTGATGATGCAATGCCTGTCCTACAGTAATCCACGTCGAGTAATCACCTGCCGATTCAACCAGTGCATCGAGATTGGCTTCAACCAGTGCATCGCTGACATCAATCGGCTCATGCGCGAGTGCAAGCGATAACCCCTGCATATCGTCCGCGTCATCTACATCAAATTCAGTTGTCAAGGAATACTTGACAGTTCCCTGCACCAGCTTTTCAACAGGAAAGGCAAGCGCTACATCCACATCAACCTCACTGCCCTCCATCACCATCACGAAAGCCGACTCAATCGAACCAGCGCCAACACTTGGCATATACATAAACTGAGCAGGCTTAAAAGCACTGTCATCAATAATAAAACTGCTAAACTCCGACGCGAACCAGTGCATCACGGTAACGTACTCCTCCGCGCTGACCTCCCGTGACAGTGGTAACACTATACGAAAGCGATTAGCGTCATCTGTACTACGCCATGTTGAGTACGCAACCAGCGCAAAGCCTGTCATCTCCAGCTCAAACTCAATCTCTCCTTTAGTCATTGCGCATTCATCAACGTCAATGGTCAAAAGCGAACGCCCGATTAGGTTCTCCGTGTTGCGATACCCGCCACTGAACCCACCGCCACAGAACCAGCCTTCCTGCTCTTTGGTCTTTGCAACTTTGTGCTTACCAAGTACCGTGCAAATTCGCTCCCATGTCACCTCCACATTGCGACAGACAGCGCTGTTCTTATCCCCGCGACTTATGCGGTACGTTTTAGTAGACTCCACCATAAACAATCCTCGTTATCTTTTAATTATTGGTAAATCAACTGCCTTAATTGCCCCATCGGTTAATTGCTCAACCTGTATCGCCCTGTTTGCCGGTATCTTTCCTTCAGTTACCCAATACGACACCGCTGCTTTAGTGACGCCTAACTTCTTTGCTAGCACAACCTGCTCACCACCAAACCATTGCACCACATCATCAACGGTCACACCGTCATAAAATTCTTCATTTTCCATTTGCATCTCTTTGTGAGTTAAGTTAAGATTGACTCTCATTTTACAACAACAGAGGAAAAACACAATGAATGATTTAACAATACTCACAAACACCCAACTTGGTGAATTCATTTCGCTATCATTAATACACGGCACAAACACTCAGTTTAGCTATGAGTTATTGCATGAAGTAGCAGAACGCTTAGTACAAACGGATGAAATTATCAAATCTGGAATCAGTCACGGCATTCACGAAACGCTAACTAAGCAATCAACTGCGTTTAAATTCAGACTTGAGGATGTTGTCAAAACGCTTGATGAAACTTTAGCACCTGCAATTATTGAAGATAACAAAGAAACTGTTGAAATCATCACTGATATTGAGCATCACGAAGCAATGAACAAAGCGATGAAAGTAGATAGGGATGAAGGTAGAGCAGTATCATCTAGCGCTAAGAAAACAATCTTAGACCACTTGGAAGTTGAAGAAGTAAAACCCAAAGCAACAAAGAAAAAAGAAAAGCCTGTAGAAACACCTGTTGAAGTAGAAGTGTTACCAGAAACAGAAAAATCTGTAGAACCGGTAGAATTAACCGCTGAACCAGAAACGCCTGCGCTCACAGCCAAAATGCTAAAAGAAATAGCGCTTGAACTGCGTCAACGTAATGCTATTTCAAAAGAGCAAATTATAGACAAATTAACTGAGCTTGACGCATCAAGTACAATGACGCTTGCGCCTAAACACTACACTGAATTTTACAACTTCTTGGAGAGCTTCAATGTCTAATGAAGAAGCGCCTAAACACTCTTTACTGAGCGCAAGTGGTAGTGCTACTTGGCTATACTGCTCCGGTAGCGTCGCAGCGCAAAAACCTTATAAGGAATCCCGTAGCGCATTTGCGGACGAAGGCACGGCAGCGCATGAGCTTGCAGAGATATGCTTGAAAGGCGATCTCAATCCGTTTGATTTTGAAGGTAAGCAATTACCCGAAACCAACTGGATAACGGTAGATAAGACAATGTGTCACCATGTGAATGATTACATGGACTTCATCGCAGAACACAAAGGTCATAAAATCTATGAGCAAAAACTCGACTACAGCGAGTACGCGCAAGACGGTTTTGGTACAGCCGATTGCATTATTCTCAATGACGACAGCGTAACGATAATAGACTTGAAGTACGGTAAAGGCGTAAAGGTCTATGCTGATACTACTCAAACTAAAATCTACGCGCTAGGAGTCTATAGCGAGTTTGGTATGCTCGAAGATATTAAGACCGTAACAATGATTATCTACCAACCGCGACTAGACCATATTGATGAATTGACAATAAGTATCGACGAGTTACTAGCATTTGGTGAGTGGGTAAAAGAGCGAGCAGAATTGGCTATGCGGGAAAACGCCCCACTGACTGCTGGTGAGAAGCAATGTCAATGGTGTAAGCACAAGGCACGATGCCCAGAACTTATGCGCTACACAGAAAGTGCTATTCAAAACGAGTTTGGATTTTTCGACGAGTTGCCCAGTGTAAACAGGTTATCCGACGCACAGCTTAACCTTGCACTGAGTAGCGCGACATTGATTAAATCATGGTTAAATGCCATTGAAGAACACGTTAGAGAGCGCTTAGAATCTGGCAATGGGTTTACCGGCTACAAACTTGTTGAAGGTAGAAGCTCACGCGATTGGGCAGATATTGACGAAGCAGAAAGTGCGCTACGAATTGACCACACAGACGAAGAACTTTACGAAATGAATTTTATTTCAGTGGCTAAATTCGAGAAGTTAGTAGGCAAGAAAAACATAAAAGACTTTGAAAATCTGATAGTTAAAAAATCGGGCAAACCAACCGTTGTACCCGAAAGTGATCCCAGAAAATCCTTGTCAGTTTCTGCAAATGATTTTTCTGATTTTGATGATTGACACAAGTAATAAATCAATCTAAACTTAACTCAACTTATCTCTCCGGTTAAGTTAAAACGAGGATGGGAAATCACTTAATTGGCGATTTATCAATAACCCATCCTCACCTAATCCCAAAACCATAACGCTATAAGCAAGAAGGCTAAAATGTCAGAAACATTAATTAAATTAGGCGACGTTCGTTTATCATTTCCATCTCTTTTCAGAAAAGCAGTATTTGAAGGAGAGGAAACAAAATTCGAAGCTACCGTCCTAATGGAAAAAGACAGCAAGAATCATAAAATTACTCAAGCGGCAATTGATAAATTCATTGCGCAAACATTTAAAGACGGTGCGCCTAAAGGTCTTAAACTAACTTGTTTTCAAGATGGCGATACCAAAGACGTTGATGGCTATGAAGGTATGATGGCGCTTAAAGGCTCATCGAACAAACGTATTCCAGTCTTTGATAAAGACCGTTCTCCCATTACCGAAGAAGATGACAAAGTTTATGCTGGATGCTACGTCAATGCTATTTTTGACTTCTGGTATTCATCTCATCCCAAAGGCGGTAAACAAATTCTTGCTAATCTCCTTGGTGTTCAATTCAAGAGAGATGGCGAAACCTTCTCTGATGCTAAAGTTGCAAGCGCTGATTTATTTGATGACGAATCAGAAGAAGATGATTTTTAAATACTCTGTGTCCTCAGTGTGGTGAAAAGACGATTGGATTAACATCGTAAAAGTTAATTGACAGCTTGGAAAGACAAGCATTATCAAGTATAACGATTGTTAATCGTCTTGTGACGGAATAGTAAGGATCGCAACCTTGGCAATCGTTATAACTTGATAGTTAATGTGCAGGCTGATGCACAGCGGTAATGGCACGTCGGTGCAAATAGGAAACTTGGGAGTGGCTGAAAGTACGTCACCGAATAACACTAAGCCGGAGATCAGCACCGGCAACTATCACTAAAAGCATTGCTTGTAGCGTACCGCAATTCGCAACCTTGCAGCCTTTAATATCGGTAAAGCGCACTAGCTACGCGCTCGATTCGGGTTGAGATTATCGGTGACGGTAATTCACTAACTACATAGGGAAGATTAGAACTGATTGTAGTGGGGTAGTAAACAGTGCTTTTAGTGATAGTGTCATAGGTCACTATCGTTTCCATGTTACACCATTTACTCTTAATCACGCTAGGCGGAAAGCAGTCAATTACCTAGCGTGATGCTTAATTGGGTTTTTAAAAGTAAGTTTGCGGGTGTCCTCATAGACCCAAAAAAGGTATGAGTCAGTAGCTTTATATGTTCACTCTTATAAAATCAAGCAAACTTACTTTTAAAACCTCAAGCTCCACCTAAAGACCTCACCGACAATTTGTTACTCCAGATTGTCGGTTTTTTTATATTCACAAATAGGATACCCCTATGAATACTTACATTATTGACACAGAGTGTTACAAAAACTATTGGCTATTTTTAGCCGTCAACCACAAGACCGGATCATCTCTTGAAATAGAGTTATTTGGTGAAGATGCAAAGTTAAATGAGCAGCAAGCAAAGAAGATACAGCGTCTATTTCTTAATCATGAAACCGTGTCATTCAATGGGTTAAACTACGATATACCTGTTATACATGGCGCATTGGACGCATGGGATTGTAAGAAACTCCATAAACTTTCCACAAAAATAATCACAGATCAGCGCGTTACTTGGCAGATTCTCAAAGAGCATAACCTCCAAGTCCCTACTTACGATAAACATATCGACATTATTGAAATCCCCATTGGACAAGCATCGCTTAAAATTTACGGTGGGCGTATTCACACCAAGAAAATGCAAGATTTGCCTATTGATCCTAACGAGTTAATAAAAGACACTGAGCGTAGTTTGATGCGCAAGTATTGCAGAAACGATACTCAAGTTACCGGTGAACTGTTTGACAAGCTCAAAGGGCAAATAGACTTGCGCAAAGAGATGACACAGCAATACGGCATCAATCTCAATTCAAAATCCGATGCGCAAATTGCTGAAGCCGTAATTAAATCCGAACTATCAGCGCTAACTGATAAAAACTATTATCCAACCAAGTTTGATGATAAATACACGTTTACTTATCGCAATCCAGAAATTATCCAGTTTAAAACACAAGAACTTTGCAACATCTTTGACCAACTAATTTATGAAACTTTTACGCTAAAAGATAATGGTAGTGTTGAGTTACCTAAATGGCTAGGTGAGCCTATTAAAATTGGTAATGCGTCATATCAAATGGGCATTGGTGGATTGCATTCACGCGAAGTTGAGCAACACATCAAAGCCGGCAGTGGTTACTTTCTATCTGACTTTGACGTGGCTAGTTATTACCCGTCCATCATCCTGCAACAACAATTATATCCGGAATCGATGGGGGAGAATTTTCTCAACCTGTATCGAGAGATTGTAAAGAAACGTATCACAGCGAAACACACAGGCGATAAAGTTACTGCCGATACACTTAAAATTGTACTCAACGGGAGTTTTGGTAAATTCGGTAGTAAATACAGTAGCTTATACTCACCGCAGTTACTTCTGCAAACAACAATCACAGGTCAACTATCACTACTTATGCTGATTGAAGAACTTGAATTAAACGGTATTCGCGTAGTTAGTGCAAACACCGATGGGATTGTGACGTATTACCACGAAAGTCAAATACCTACGCTACAAGATATTCTATTTAATTGGGAAATTCAAACCAGCTACACGCTAGAGCAAACCGATTACCGTGAACTCGCGTCGCGTGATGTAAATAACTATATTGCTGTGAAGCTCGATGGTAAAACTAAATGCAAAGGGTGCTTTGGTGAAGCGTCACTGAGCAAAAACCCCGATGGCTTAATCATCTATGAAGCTGTTGCTGAGTTTATTGCTAACGGAACGCCAATTGAAAAGACAATTACCGATTGTGAGGATATTAGAAAGTTTGTGACAGTTCGCAGAGTAACAGGTGGCGCATTGTTTAGAGGGGAGTATCTTGGTAAAGCCGTTCGTTTCTATCACAGTTGCGATTTAGGTCTTGCTGATACCTCACTTGTTTATGCAAAGAATGGAAACAAAGTCCCTATCTCACAAGGATGTCGCCCGCTAATGAATTTGCCAAATGCTTTTCCAGAGGATATTGATTTTTATTATTACTACACTAAAGCAAACGAAGTGTTAAAAGGAGTTGGATACAATGTTTGAAAAAGAAATTGAAAAATACCTGTGCGATCAAATCAAAAAAGTAGGTGGAACGTGCGAGAAGTTTACATCGCCCAATCGTCGCTCAGTCCCAGACCGTTTAATTACTTTACCATTTCAACCGATATTTTTTGTTGAATGCAAAGCGCCTAAAAAGAAACCTACTGAAGCGCAAGAACGAGATCATCAAAGGCGACGTGAATTAGGTGTTCATGTCTATGTCATTGATTCAAAAGAAGCAGTAGATACCCTGTTACTTTATCGATTACCAGTGGAAGGCGATTATGCGCACTAATATTAACTTGCATCATGGTGATTGCATCGAGTTTATGAAAACTCTACCAAATAATTCAGTTGATATGGTACTGACCGATCCTCCTTATAAAATAATAACGGGCGGTGACTTAGATGGTGTAAATTCAATCCGACCAAAAGGGATATTAAAAGGAAATAGAGAGCTGATGAAGTCTGTCCCATTATTCGAGCATTGGCTTAATGAATGTTATCGCACATTAAAAAATGATTCTCATGCGTATTTCATGGTTAATTTTTCTAATCTATTTTACTTACAAAAATCAGTTATTGATGCAGGATTCAAGATTCACAATTTACTAATATGGCAAAAAAATAATAATACTCCGAGTCAGTATTATATGAAAAATTGCGAGTACATTATTTTTGCTAGAAAAGGAAAAGCAAAATGGATTAATGACATAGGGGGAAGTAAAACTGTTCATTCTTTTAACAATATATTGGGCAATAAAGTTCACCCAACTGAAAAACCGGTCGAATTAATGGAGTTTTATATTAAAAACAGCAGTAATGAAAACGAAATTATTTTAGACCCCTTTATGGGCAGTGGTTCAACAGGCGTAGCTTGCGTTAATACTGGGCGTAATTTTATTGGTTGTGAGTTAGACAAAGGTTATTTTGATATTGCTGAAAAGCGAATTGATTCTGCTGAATGGGAGTTTATTTTAAAATGAGAACTAGAGCAGAACTCCGTCATTACCAAGTCAGAACTTCTACATTTCAAATTGAACAAGAGCGAACACTTTGTGCGCTTAAAATGGGGATGGGGAAAACAGCTTCTACGCTCACTACAATCCACGATTTAATTGATGCTTGTGTGATTACCAAAGCGCTTGTTATCGCGCCACTGAGAGTCGCTAACAGCGTCTGGGCGCAGGAAGCAAAAGAATGGGAACATCTCAAAGATTTGAAATTCAAAATATGCACAGGCACAGAGCAAAAGCGCCTAGCCGCCTTGCACCATGATGCGGATGTTTATGTTATTAATCGAGAAAACGTGGTTTGGCTGGTTAAGCATTACAGGGATAAGTTCCCCTTTCAAATGGTGGTCATTGACGAATCCAGTAGTTTTAAAAGTGATAAAAGCAAACGTGTCAAAGCACTACGCAAAGCATTGCCGTATGTTCACTACATTACCCTTCTTACAGGCACACCTTCGCCCAATGGCTTACTTGACCTGTGGTCACAATGCTATTTAGTAGATAACGGTAAAGCACTTGGGCGAACCATGACTATGTATAAAAGCCGATTCTTTGAACAGGATTACAGCGGTTACAAATATACCCCTCGCAAAGATTCACAAAAGAAAATTGAAGCATTGATAGCGCCATTTACCATATCAATGGAAACCAGCGATTACCTTGAAATGCCAGACTACATTGAATTATATGAAGAAATTGAATTACCACCTACGGTAATGACCAATTATAAACTTCTTGAAGAAAAACTTTATTTGAAGTTTGAGGAGTCTGAAGTTGAAGCATTGAGCGCAGCGACACTTGCCAATAAGTTATTGCAGTATTGCGCTGGTGCTGTGTACGTCGATGAGTTTAAAAACTATGAAATAGTCCATGATGCAAAACTTGATGCGCTTGCAGACATTATTGAGCAGAACGATGGGGAGAATATCCTTGTTGCCTATAACTTCAAAAGCGATATTGAGCGATTGCTTAAACGCTTTCCCAATGCACGAGTTCTCGATAAGCATCAAAGCACTATTGATGAATGGAACAATGGCGAAATACCCCTTCTATTTGCTCATCCTCAATCAGCCGGTCACGGTCTTAATATCCAACA